TACAACGAGTTCTACATTCTAAACAAAAAGAAAATGGGTATAGTTGCAGAAGATGATACTTTAGATGTAGATGCTGGTGCAACTAAACAAGCACTCAAAGGTGCAATGAAGAGAATGGGTAATAACAAAATGTCCCAAAGAAAAATTCTTCAACACTTCGTTAAGAAGGTTGCATGATGGGTACACATTTTGGTATAATTAGATTATGGAAATTTATTCAAAAACAAGTGAGGTTAAATTATGAATTTGAATGCTAATCATTATAGGTTCTTGGATGCCTGTGCAGAACAATATCCAAGTCAAGTCGAGTTTTCAAAATCGACAGTTAGGAAAATTTGTGACAAAGCAAATATTCCTTTCCCATCGTGGTTAATTAGAAAACCACAATTTAAAGCAGGGTATGGTACTTACTCGATTGAGTCAGTAGTTCCTGCTAATTACTCTGAACCAGTTGCACCAACTATTGCAAATGTTCAAACTGTTGAAACAGTTCCAGTTCCAGTTGCAAATGTTGGTATGAATGTTCTTGATGAAAACATTTCAGTTATTCCATCAATCATGGATAACTATGTTCCCTTTGGTCACTTCAAAGACCTTAAATCAATTCTTAAGTCTGGAGTTTTCTTTCCAGTGTTTATTACTGGTCTCAGTGGTAATGGTAAGACTTTGATGGTCGAACAGATTTGTGCAAAACTCAAGAAAGAACTTTTCAGAGTTAACATTACTATCGAAACTGATGAAGATGATTTGATTGGTTCAAATACTCTTATCAATGGTAATATAGTTTTTAAAGAGGGCCCTGTCCTAAAAGCAATGAGAAAAGGTGCTGTTCTTCTTCTTGATGAAGTCGACCTTGCATCTAACAAGATAATGTGTCTACAATCTATCCTAGAGGGTGGTGGTTATCTAATCAAGAAAACTGGTGAGTTTGTAAAACCAGAGGCTGGGTTCACAGTGGTTGCAACTGCAAACACTAAAGGTAAAGGTTCAGAAGATGGTAGGTTCATAGGAACTAACATCTTGAACGAAGCATTCCTTGAAAGGTTTGCAATATGTCTTGAACAAGAATATCCACCAGTTAAAACTGAGAAGAAAATTGTCAAAGGTGACTTTGCAATTCTTGGTGTGAATGATGATGAATTTGCAGACAAACTCGTTGACTGGGCAGATGTTATCAGAAAGTCTTTTTACGAGGGTGCTGTTGATGAAGTGATTTCAACTAGAAGGTTGGTTCACATTGCAAAAGCATACTCAATGTTCAACAACAAAATGAAATCAATAGAGGTATGTCTTGCAAGGTTCGATGAAGATACCAAGGCAACATTCCTTGACCTTTACACAAAGGTTGATGAAAACATCTTAGGTCAAGATGAAACAGTCAATGAGGAAGAAGATGGACTCAACTTATAGTATGACCTCACTAGAGTCCTCTTCTCCTCAACCCTGTGCTCTATGCACAGGGTCTTTTACTGGCTTCGGAAACAATCCACAACCAGTTCTTGAAAATTATGAGGACAGAGTTTGTGATGATTGTAATTGGAATAAAGTTATCCCAGCAAGGATAAGGGGTTTAGAAAATGACACAGTATGAAGAAATTGTCGATAGACAAAGATTACTAATAGATGCAGAAGAATGGGCAGAAGGTATTAAAGCAATACACTGTCATGGTATAAAATCTATGTGGTACGAAACAGAGGATTCTATAGAAGACTTTGAAAATGGTAATGTCACTGATGTAGAATATAACAGTGGACTTATTGAAAGAAAACAAAATGATAAACTAATTAGAACTTTTGGTTCAAGGGCAACTGGTGATAAACTAATTGACCTTTATATCAGAGGTGGAAGTTAATAGGGGCTGAGGCTCGGGTATGGGACAGGGAAACGATAGACAACAAATTGAACACTATTTAACACGCGATTGTGTTGCAACTGTTTCCCATCCCACCAGTTTATTGGAGTTATTATGACTAAATGTGTAGACCATCCAAGGATGGTATTTAAAGGAACATTATCTAACGAGGGTCATTCAGTGACTTTTAATATATTAGATGATTGTGTTGAAGTGACAGAATCAAATGGTGCAATGATATCAGTTAAAAAAATAAATACTGATGATGCAATCAAAAAACAAAAACAATTATTAGACTGGAGATACAAATGGATATAAACTTTCACAAAAACTTTTCACCATTGTATATAGCACTTATTGTAATGTTTGCAATGTTAATTGCAAAAGATGTAAAAGCATCAGACCCAAATAACGAAACATTTTGTCTTGCACAAAATATGTATTTTGAAGCTGGTAATCAACCACTTGCTGGTAAGATTGCAGTTTCCCAAGTTGTTATCAATAGAGTTGGTCATATGAACTACCCAGAGTCTATTTGTGGTGTAGTTTATGATTCAAAGTGGAGAGAAAACTGGAAAGGTAATCTCGTACCTGTCAGGCATCAATGTCAGTTTAGTTGGTTTTGTGATGGTAAATCTGACGACCCAGAAGATTCTAAAACTTGGATTGAGTGTTTAACTCTTGCAAGAAATATTATACAAGGTGAGTATGGAGATATCACTGAGGGTGCTACTCATTATCATAATGTATATGTAAATCCATACTGGGCAGATTCTTTAAATGAAACTGTAAGAATTAATGAACATATATTTTACAAATGAGAAAGTTGACAAATCAAAAAGGTGTGAGATAATAATATCATGAATGAGAAAAAGAATATAAAATGTATTGATTACAAATACAATGAAGACAAGTATATTGCAGAAATGATTGAATATGTGAATAAAACATATGACCAACACTATTCACAAAATCAATATCAAGCAACTGAATTTATTATAGATGGTGGTCATGGAGAAGGTTTCTGTATTGGAAATATTCTCAAGTATGCACAAAGATATGGAAAGAAACAAGGACATAATCGTGCTGACCTCATGAAAGTTTTACACTATGCACTATTCGCTCTTTATGTGCATGATTTAGAAGTGGACAAAAGAGCAGATTTATAGTAGGAGTAATTATGAAAATAAGTGAAAGTACATTTGAAGTTCTACAGAACTTTAGTAGTATCAATAATGGTATTACAGTACAAACAGGAAGTGAAATCAAAACGATTTCACCAATGAAAAATATTTTTGGTAAAGCAACAGTATCAGATAATTTTACATCTGAGTTCTCTGTTTATGATTTACCAGAGTTCCTTGCAACTATATCTTTACTTGGTAATGATGCAGAGTTTGACTTTGGTGAGAACTCTGTAAATATCAGTGGTGATGGTGCAAGTGCAACATACAATTATGCAGATGCATCAATGATTATTGCACCACCAGAAAAAGATATTACTATGCCTAATCCAGAGATAGTCTTTGACTTATCTACTGATTTACTTTCTAAACTACAGAAAGCAAGTTCAGTATTATCTCTTCCAGACTTAGTATTAGAAAGTAATGGTACGATTGTGACATTGAATGTTAGAGACAAAAAGAATCCAACATCAAATCATTTTAGTGAAGTTATTATGGATGGTGATGGACAAACATATTCAATGAACTTTAAAATGGAAAACATCAAAGTTGTGAAAGATGAATATACAGTTTATGTATCATCAAAAGGTCTTTCTCATTTTGTTGCAAAGAACAAAGGTGTGGAATATTTTATTGCACTTGAACCAGATTCAACCTTTGGTTCTTAATAAATACTTTTGTAGGTACTAGACATTGGTATCCAAGGGTGTCAATCTGTTCTCTCTCTAGGGGATTGACTCGATTCATAATGGTGGGGTTATGAATATCTTTATAATGGAAATGGTGGAAATATGAGTGAAGAATTTTTATGGGTTGAAAAGTATAGACCTAAGAATATAGAGGATTGTGTTCTTCCATCGAGTATCAAACAAACTTTTTTTGATATCAAAGATGAAATACCAAACATGATTCTTACTGGTACTGCTGGTACTGGTAAAACAACAATTGCAAAAGCATTATGTGAAATGCATAATTGTGATTATATCTTAATCAATGGTTCAGAAGAATCTGGAATAGATGTCCTTAGAACCAAAATCAAAAACTTTGCATCTACAGTTTCACTAAGTGGTGGAAACAAAGTTGTCATTCTGGATGAAGCAGACTATCTGAATGCACAATCAACTCAACCAGCACTTCGTGGATTCATAGAAGAGTTCCATAAAAACTGTAGGTTTATCTTTACATGTAATTACAAAAACAGATTGATTGCACCTTTGCATTCAAGATGTACTGTTATTGATTTCAAAATACCACCAAGTGAAAGACCAAGACTTGCATCTGTATTCATGGCAAGACTTATGACTATTCTTACTGAGGAAGGTGTTGAATTTAATACAGAAGTATTGCAAGAACTTGTAATGAGACACTTCCCAGATTTTCGTAGAACTATTAATGAACTTCAAAGATACTCAGTAAGTGGTAGTATAGATGTAGGTATTCTATCTAATATTGCAGATGAAAGCATTACTGAATTACTAGGTCATGTTAAATCAAAACGATTTACTGATATGAGAAAGTGGGTTGCACAAAATGTGGACAATGACCCAGTAAGATTATTTAGAAACATTTATGATAGACTTTATGAAGTTCTAGAACCACAAAGTATTCCTAGTGCAATTATTATTATTGCAGATTACAGTTATAAATCTGCATTCGTGGTTGACCAAGAAGTTAATACAGTTGCATGTCTTACAGAACTAATGATGGAGTGTAGATGGAAATAACAATAGGATTATATGTTTTAGTTTCTGTAATAATTGCATTTGCATCTTATCGTGGATATCAAATTGGTGTTAGAAGAGGTGCTAGTGAAATGTACGAAATGCTATATAATAGAGGTACTAGAAAAAATGACCATGTTATTGTTGAACTAGAATATGAGGACAGAAGTGAAACTAAAGAGTTCTGATTTTTTTACATTGAAAAATGTTGGAATAGACTATAAGTTTATTACTGATTGGTGTATAGAAAACGAAAACCATCCATATTTTGCACATGATGAAGATGGAACTGCAACACCAAATCAATTTAGTAATAATCTTCGTGCATATGTTCGTGCATCTAAAGATGGTGAAGATATGACTCATATGGAACATGAACACGACTTCAATTTAGATACAAAACATACTCAAGACTATCAAACTTATAATCCATTTACATTTGGATTAAGACCTTTTGCAGATTTGTATTGGAAACTAAATCGTTTCTTTTATAGTAATCCACAAGTTCATGAATCTGGAGAATCATATTACATACATGGTTGGTTTAATGTTTATACAAAAAGAAAAAATGATAAAGGATATGACCACATACCTTTTCACAAACACATAGAATTTTTACACCCACATATCTATCATGGGTTTTATTGTGCAAATGTAGAACCATCTACAACAACTTATAGAATAGGGCCAGAACAACCAGAGAGTGAGTGGGTGGTACATCAAGATTATGATGATATGTTAATATACTCTGCAAGTGGATTTGAACATGCATCGTCTCCTTGGTTAGAAGACAAACCAAGAGTCACAATTGCATTTGATATATTTCCAGAGTCAGTTTACTTTGATGAAGTAAGAAATATTGTTGAGGATTTAAATTACTCATGGAGTCTTGATGGTAAGATGTATCAAGCAATACCATTTCCAGATATATGGAGAGGTGAATAATGAAAATAACAATTGCAAGATTAAGAAGTAATGTAAAATACAATGGCCCACTAGAAACTGTATTAGATAGTTTCTTTGAGAATTATGTTAAGTGGATGAATCAAAATCCACAATATGAATATGACACTTATAATGTTTCTTTTGGTAAAGATAGACCAAAGAGAACTCCAGAATCAATAGAAAGTGCAGATGTAATTGTT